GCCCCCTGCATCCGGAGTGCCTCGGCCTGCCTCAGTGACTCGCGCTGCGCCGCATCGGCCCCCACCTCGGCATTCGCGCGGGCATCGGCGCTGTCCACCGCGGACTGCTGGTCCAGTCGGGCCCGCGCCGCGGCGACTGCCAGTGGGGAGGCGTTGCCGGAGGCGGCTGCCCGCATCTGAAGGTCCTGCTGCGCCGCGCGATACTGGTTGCCGACCTGGCGCTGGGACTTCCCAACGATGGCCTCGCGCTGCGCGTCGGTCATCTTCATGCCGGTGGTGTCGGCGTTCAGGTTGTTGTAGTCGATGGCGTCTCGGACATTTGAGCCCGCCGTGCCGATCGTCCGGTTGATGCCGGTCGCCACGCCCTGATCCATCTTCAACGCAGTCGGGTCGATCGCCCCACGCTGCGCGTTGGCTACCTCGCCGGTCATGTTCTGGATGGCGTCGTTCCCGGTATCACGTTCTGCACGAACGTATGTGCCGGCGTCGTTCTCGATCGCGTCCGTGGTAGCAGGATCGTAGTAGGCGCGGGCCTTCTCGGGGTCACCCAGCATCGCGGTCTGTTCGTCGCCAGTCAGTTGCAGCGCGGCGGCGTCTTCCGGGGTGTATTGCAATGCGTCCAGATTCGCCTGGTTCTGGATCTTCGCAGCTTCCTCGGGGCTGTATCCACCTTGGCCTGAGAGGATCGGGTTGTATTGGTCAATGGCCTTCTGCTGGAAGTACCCTTCATCAAGTTGCGCCTGGTTCGCCCGGTTCTGGAGACTGCCCGCAATCGCCCCGCCTTCTGCGTATGCCATCTGCCGGTCCTGAAGAGACATCCCGCCGGGGTCCTTGTCGCTCACGGCCGCGGGGTTGTAGGTGGAGGTGGCAGGAGTACCGGCGCGCGAGTAATCACCAAGTACATTCGGCCCGCCGTAGGCCGCCGGGTCCTGAGTCACTGGCTCTTGCGCCACCGGGGGTTCTGCTGTCGCCGCTGTCCCGAATCGCCTGTAGGTTTTCGTCAGTGCCATGATGCCTCCTTAGACCGGCGAACTGGTGTTGGCGGCGGGGATGGTGTGTGTGTGTCCATCCGTTCCGCCTGGGTCAGTGGTGAATGGGCCAGCGAGGTGCGCGTGATTGCCAGTTGCGAAATACGCGGCCACCAGCGAAGCCAGCGCCGCTACTGACATCGACGCGAGATTCGTGCCGTTCCAGTAGAGAACCAGCCCCGTGGTGAACGAACCAGTGACATCGGCCGACGCCGACAGGTTGATTTTTTCGGTCTTCAGCTTCTTCGATCCGTCGAGCTTCAGCGGCGTTGAAGCAGACAGTCCTGAACTCGTGAACTGCGCATTGCCGTCTTCGATGACGACTGCAGTACCAGCGCCACTGAACACTTCGACTCGGCCAGGGTACAGGCGGCTATACTTCCCGCTGGCGGGGTCGTATGCCGTGATGCGTCCACTGCCAGCGCCGTTGGCAATCTCTGCAATGACGCTGGTTTCTGCATCATTCCAGACATACAGGCCGTTATCCCCCATCGCGGTTTTGAATCCATCGGCATCGTTCTTCACTTGGATGCCCATCGTCCCGTTGGAGTCGATGTAGTTTCCTAGCGTGGTGGTGGCTCCGTCTTTCTGGACCACGATGATGGCGTTGTGGATGTTCAGCGTGCCCGTGTTGTCGACGAACAGATTCGCCGTGTCCGGCCCGTCACCGCCGATGTAGATCTGCGCGAAGAACGCGCCGATGTACTTATCCTGCGAGCCAATCCACGCGATCAGCTTCCCGTTCTGATCGGTGATGACGATGGGGTCCGTCGCCTCCGGCTGAGTCTGGAGGATTCCGTAGATCCGCTCCAGGTGCTGCTGAGTCCGGCTGACAGTTTGGGCCAGCGTTGGATTCGACTGGCGGAAGGCGTCGGCGAATTGTTGGAGGGAGGCGGGAGTTTTTTCGTTCGTTGGAAGAAGGGGCTTAACAATGCCCTTGTCGATCATGCTATCTCCTGGTCAGGTACGCGGAGTAATAGATACGCGCTGCTGATAGGAGAAAGTAGCCATTCGGCTCTTCCACCCGAACACGGAGCGATTGCTGCTCCGAACTCAAAAACCATTGTCGCAGAGGTTCAAGCCCAGGGGAAGCCTGAAGTGTGATTGGCAACGCAGAAATCTGCTTCGTCCTCCCCATCCCGTAGGCCACCAGGTTCAAAATGCCAGCACCCTTCACCCGAAGGTGAGCGCCGTGATACTGCCTCACTTGTCCCGGCGTGGTCTTCGGGGGAATCAGGGAGGTTTCGTACTGTGAGCGAATCGCCAGGCCGTCGTCGTTGTACGGCTGCGCATCTTGTGCGTTCTTGGCTCGATAGATCTTCGTGCCGCTGGCTTCCCAGACTTCCTGCAGTCCGGTTGTAGGGTTCGTGCCGATGCAGCCGGCGCCGATCGCTCGGTTGTCGTACCAGGAGTCCGGCGAGAATGCGATCTCCTCCGGCGAGGTCCCGTTGGTGTAGTCGAACGTGAACCGATACGTGGCTTGCGTGGCCCCGTCTAGAGGAACCCACACGCGCACCTTCTGGTTCTTTGCGTCGTCCACCACCACAATCTCAGCCGCCGCGTTCCAGTTGATGCGGGCCCACCAGTCGGCCACGTAGTAGCTGACTGGTTTGTCCGGATACGCTCCACCTTGAAACAGGTACAGCCCGCCCGTGTGAGCTACCCATGCGTAGCCCTGCGATGGGTTCGCCGACACGCACCGCGGCGCGATGGCGCCAATCCTGCCGTCGACCAGTTGCATCGTTGGCCACTGGACAGGGACCAGCCCGTTGTCGGAGGTGTAGTAGGTCCAGTTCGGGCCCAGGATGTAGAGCCCGTTCGGCATCATGAACGCCGTGACCATCCGGCGGAACCCGGGCAGAGACAAGACGTGCTGATCGGCGGTGATATGCTGCGGCTTCTCAGGCTCGCTCACCCACATTTGGGAAATTCCGGCCAGTTCGGCGATGTATCCGACGCGGTTCCCTACCTCCACCACCACGCTGGGATTGAATGGGCCATTGCCGACAACATCCTGACAGAATAGCGTCAGGTGTTCTGTGACATCGGTCCCGGTTGCCTCCAGATCGGCGTCAGAGATGTTGCCCAGCGCGCCAACAGTGAAGGATGATCCGCCGGGCACTCCTGCCCCTAAGCTGGGGACGAGATACCAGCGGTTCAGGTTCTTCGTGGTGGTCATCACCGGGTAAACCTTCGTCACCTCCACAGGCCACGTGGTTGTCGGCGCGATCGAGAACACGAGCTGCGTATCCCCGGCGGCGGTGAAGTCGATGATCCCGGAAATCGTGCCCTGATATCCTGTCCGCGTTTCAGCGATGAACCCCAGACGGTGGAGCCCGGCAGTGACGTCGCCAGAGGGTAGTTCAGAAGGCGTGATTGTTGCCGCGACCTTCCCCAAGAATGCCCGGTCAACCTCGATAGCGGAGCCGTTGATGTTGACGATTCGGCACTGGCCGGCGCCGCGGCCGGAGGAATTCTGGCAGGCGATGTAGACCCGGTTCCCGCCGGACACGATGCTCGCGGAAACCATCCCAGACTGAGTGAAGAGAGTATATGGTTCTGTCCCGCCAGGCGAGGCGAGGTTGAAGTAGACCTTGGCCACCCCTGCCGCATTGACGAAGAACAGGTAGTTCCCTGCCAGCGATACGGCGTCTGGGGTCTTCACCCAATTGAAGAGGCTCCGTACGGACTCATTCGGATTCAGCAATTGGCCAAACCCAAAACGACTCCGTACGGCGCCCGGCTGGTATTCCACGTTCTCAGCGAAGCGGCTGCCTTCCATTGGCACGTCCGACTCCTCCATGGCCGTCCACGGGCCACGGAAGGTCGTGATGTCAACGTAGGGGTAGCCGGAGATCAGGGACATGGTGGTTAGCTGACGATCTCGAACACCACGTCCAGCGTACCGTCAACCGCGGCGGCAGCGGCGTTGGTGATCTCGATGTCCACCGTGCCGGAGCCAGGCGTAACCTTCGTCACCATGGGCAGACCAGCCGTTGCACTCTTGCGCCGCGCGTTGCAGACGATGACGGAACCCGCAACGACCTTCGAATTCGTCAGGGTGAGCGTGTGGGCGGCACCGCTGGCGGTCGTCAACGCGGCAGTGGTGATGATGCCGGTCTTCTTGTTCAGGGTGGCCGTCGACGTGGAGCCGGTCCCAGTGGCCGAGACCGTGCCGCTGTCGCGCGGGCCCAGTTCCACCTGGTCCTGAGCGTTGACCCTGAGGCCGACAACGGTTGCCGTGCCGGCTGCATTGTCCCAGATCAGGGAACGGTTGTTTGGGAAAGCATAGTCGACGCCATCAGCGGCAGTCGACGGAATCCCGCCCTTGCCAGCCCACAACGCCCTCCAAGCTGCTTCGAGGTTAAAGAACCCAGCCATATTAGTAGATCATCCTTTCCATGAGTCTTCGGCGCCGGAATGGTCCCGGCCGCTTCGGGCGATTCTGTTTCTCCCGGAGCATCGGCAGGACCAGCGAGCGCAGAATCCCGCCCGATCCATCAGCCTCCATCTTCGGCCCCAGGGCTTCGCCCTTCAGCCGCTCACCTTCCGCCGGGTTCCCGTTGCGGGCAGCCAGATACGATGCCGCACGAGTCGCCAGAAAGCTCAGACTATTGTCGATCCCCACCGTACCCGATGTCGGGCAGTTCCCGCTGGTGCTATAGGCGATTCGCAAAAGCCGCTGGCCGGTTGCCGGCACAAACAGGAACGTATCGTTCTCCCATGCCCAGATCCCGATCGTGGGCTTGGGCGTCTGGTCCACGATGAAGTCTGCGGACTGCATCGGTCGCCATGCTTCCGACGTGCTACCGCGCTCCCACAGTTCATCGGGCTCGCCAAAATCAGATAGGCCCATGGCCGCCGGGGTCATCGACGCCGTGTTTGCGGGGATGGTCACATAGGCTTCGCGATTTGCCTTCTGGAGATCCCACCGCAACATGAGGTCCCACAATTCCCGATAGGCCATGCCGATGAACGGCTGTTGGGTGGCCGCGTCGAAGACCTCGACGAGAGGGTCCCCAAGCAGTTGCGCAACCAGCGTGTTCACCTCGGAAATTGTGGGATCGGCCATGTCAGTTCCCCTTGGATTTGGCGATTGGAGGAGCCATATTCGGGTCCAGCCCCTTCGCCTTCAGCATGTCGCGTAGCTTCGATTGCAGTTCCGCCTGCTGCAGTTGGATTGCCAGCCACTTCCCGGTATCCATGATGTTCATGCAGTGCGGGCACTGCAGCGCGGAATCCTCCACCAGCCGTCCGCATAGCGGGCAGGGGATGTTCTTGACATCCTGCGGCGGCCGCATCCATTCGTAGTTTGTGTCACCCAGCCACTCGGCGGCGCGGCGGTGCAGTTCCGACACGGCCAGCTTCTGGCCGGCAGACCAGAGGTCCTGAGCCTCCAGCACCAGCTTCCGGGCCCAGTTCGACTGTGATTCGTTGGCGATGGCCAACTCGCGCTCAGTCGGGACCTCGCCCTCGCAGATGAACACGCCAGGCGAGCCGTACAGGGAGTGGACGTGATTCGTTGTGAACGCGTCAACAATCGTCTGTGCCCATTCGCGCGAGGCGTAGGGAGCGTCGATGTATTGGGTCCCACCATGGAGGTGAGTGTTCTGGAAGAACGGGGGGATTTGCTGGACACAGAATTCTCCGCGCTTCTGTGCCGGGAAGGTGAACGTTGTTCTCCAGCCGCTGCCGCCGAACTGCGGCTTGTACGGCTGAGTGTTCTCCAGGTCCATGAAATGGATGGAGCACACCGTGGTATTGAGAGAGGCAATGGTGTCTGTCATTGAGTCTTTTCCTGCTTGCCGGGGTAGCTGATGTGGCCCTTCGTGCCGGGGACCGTCGGCGTCCACCGGTCGTTCACAAGGGCCTCAGCCTTGCTTTCCAACTCCGCGTAGGGCTTCTCCTGCGCCGCTACAATCTCCTCATTGATCTGGCTGAGAGTCTGGTCGTCCTGGTCGCGGATACGCTGAATCGCCCAGTAGGTCACTTCCTCTGTGGGCAACTTCCCTTCTGCGATGCAGGTGTCCGTCGCACGATACCGGCCCGTCGCCGGGTATGGGATCAGATTGCCAATCTGCCGCTCCCATTCAGCCAGAGGCGGCGGCGCCAGCCATTGGGCCAGCGCCCACCGCGGACCTTCCACCTGACAAACCCGCATAACGGGCTGCAGGGGATGAACCTTCACGAAGACGGACAGGTCAGGACCCCAGATCCACTTGAACCGCTGGTCGCCCGTTGGGGCGTTGCCCAGCGCGTCCCTGAGTCTCTTATTGCACAGGTCAATTCGAGCCTGCACAAAGGGGTCCTGATGTGTCTCGATCATTATTCCGCCTTTATCAACGACGGCAGGATAGACCGCTCAAGGTCTGAGAAATTCGTCTTGCCTGCCTTAATCTTATTACGTGCGCGCTCTTTCGCTTTCACGATGACGCGGTTCTTGGCTTGGTAGTCAGCCGCCCTGGCGATGCTGCATTGCCGGCAGATCATGGAGGTATGGCCGCTCGCGCGCGGGACGAGGTACAAATTGGAGGGGATCAGAGCGTGCCCCTGCGGGCAATGGGTTCTGACCTTCGGCTCGATGCCCTCGCGGGATTTATGGTAGGCGGCATTGTGCCATGCCCTATCACAAATAATGCACTGGCGTTTCCCGTTCTTCAGGATACGCGTGTTCTCTGGAGAGAACTCATGGCCATGGATACAATGCGTCTTCGCCGCGCAGATCCCCGTTATCGTGTTCTGTGAAAGATGCAGAACGTGGTCCCGAGGCGTTGTCGTCATCAGATGGGCGGGGTTGACGCATTTCGGGTTGTTGCACGTGTGATGGAGGTGAAGGCCTTTGCCGATTGGGCCGAAGGCCAATTCATAACTCAGCCGATGGGCCTTCCGAGGGGCGGAGCCTTGGTTCCCATATCGAAACTGCCCATACCCATGCTCATTTGTGCTGGCCGTCCACAGCCAGCACTTCTTCGGGTCTCGGCCAGATATTTTTGACATGAATCGTTCTAGCCAGATGGCTGGCAGCCCGATAACATTGGACAATGGAGTCGGGTGTACTTGGTCTTGCGACCGCTGCTTAGTTTCCATAAAGCAAGAGTACACCCAAAACTCCTTTGTTTCCAGTCAAAAAATATCCATCAATAGCCAGTAGGTATCGAGAGGCCAGTTATGAACCCTTCACCGCCCAAGTCCACGTTGTAGAAGTTCTCCACGACGTAGAGGTACATGGACCAGCCGGCCAGCACGCCGCCGGTCGAACCGCGGTTCTCGAAGAGATAGCCGCCGCTGATCGGGTTGGTGTACCAGTCGACTTCCTGAGCGTACACGCGGCCCCACTTATCCAGGTTGATCCAATCGATCTTGGATTTACTCTGGTGGATGTCGATCTTGTGTTTGATGCCCCACAGCGTCACTTCGTCGGCGGTGTTGGGCATCAGGTCGACCAGTTCAGTCACGGCGCCGGGCGTCCGCTCCTGCTTCATGATCGCCATGTTCAGCTTCTTGGCCTGTCCGACCTGCGCACCGTGGATGATGCCCAGGAGATTCTTCGGCAGGCTGCCGCGGCGCTGGCGGATGCGCTCCTTCAGGATGTCGCCCATCTCGGGGACGAGATAGCCGCTGGAGGCGTCGTACCAGTTCGGCCGGATCTCGGCGAAGTTCGCCAGAGAGAGGCCAAGCAGGTTGCCGGAGACGGCCGTGGAGTGGAAATACCGGAGGGTATTCATCCAGGCCGGAGCCGTGAACACGCTGTTCGAGGAGCCGGTCGTCACGCCGGGGAAGGCGAGATAGTCAGTCGCGGCCGGCGACACCGAACCGAGGTTGGTGACGTGTGCCGTGCCAGCCTGACGGTTGATGTTGTCGATGTACGGCAGGCTGCCGATGCCGAGGCCGTAGGTCTTCCAGGTGGCCAGAGTGCTGTCGAAGATCTCGACTTCTTGGCCGACCTGCAGGTGATTGGCGCCGAACTCGGGATCGAAGGTGAAGGTGCCGCCGGAGTAACCGGTAGCCTTGCCGACGAGCCCCTGCGAACCGCCCTGGTTCATAAAACTGATGTTGGCATAGCGCAGCATGTTTGGCAGCGCCTGCGCCGTGTTGCGCTTCAAGCCGTTCACCACGCTCTGCTCGCTCGACTGCGTGGCCAGGATGGTGTCCTGGTCGATGCTGATGCCGAGCCGGGTGGCGAAGTAGGACTGGTACTGCTGTTCCATTTTGAAGCCCTTGCCGACGCCGAGAGCGCCGTTAGCCAGGGAGAACCCGCCGTAGTTGCCGGTGGGTTCGACTTCGAGCGGAATACGGAAGTCCTTGCCTTCAACCGTCTTCGTGATCTTGACGCCATCCGTGCCCTTCTTCAGCAGGTTGTACGTCGTCTGCCCCAGTTCGTACAGGGCGATGATTTCCTTGCGAAGCGTCTGCCGATTCGCGGCAAGAACGCTGTTCACATCCTGAACACCCATGAGAAATTCTCCTTACTGGCTGGCCCACTTGGCAGCGGCCTCTTCCAAGGTCATCTTGCCTTTCGCGGTCTCCAGCCAATTGCCGTTGGGTGAACTCGTGCCAGCCAAGCCAGCCGGTTCACGCCTCGCCTGCAGTTTCGCCTGGGCCTGGTGGACCTTGGCGTTGTTGGCTACGGCCGTCGCTGCGAATTTGTCGATGATGGGCTTCGCCCGCCTCGCCAACACCTGCGCAGTGAACGTGCGTATGGTCGCCTCAACCTTCGCTCGCGTCTGTTCAGACGGGTTGGTCTTAGCGATCTTGATCTCTCGCGCCAACTGAGCCCGCCAGATGGGATTGCCATTCAGCTCCCGATCCACTTCGGACTTCAGCAGCAATGTCAGATGCCCCAGGTCTGGTTTGCCTTGGTAGGCATCCACCACTTCCTTGGGGATCATTTTCTCAATCTCAGAACTCTTCGCCGCCTCGGCAGCGTTGTCGACCTGCTGCGCCAGGGACTGATACGTCCGCTCGCGCATCGCCTGCTCCTGCGCCTCATACCGTTGCAGCTTCTGCTGCATCGTCTCGAATTGCTGGCGCTGCGGGTCCGGCTGTTGGAACTGCTCCGGGGTGCGGAACTGCCCGGTAGAGATCAGTTCGATATTCTGGATGGCCTTGAACAGGTTTCCGTCGTTCGCCTGGATCGCGGCCTGATACCACTGGTCGATGAGCGAATCCCGCATCTGCGTCTGGATCTGCTCGAAAACCTGCGGCGCCCGCTCCGGCAGCAGATTCATAACATGCTCTGCCACGCGCCCGATGGTCTCCGGCGGAGCCTTCTCGAACATGAAATTCGCGGCGCGGTCGATGGTTTGCGGGTCCGTGCTGTGCCAGTCGTCCAGGAGATTCTGCGCTGAGATCGCCCGCGTGAAATTCTCCTTCACGGACTCGACGGTGAGTCCAGGCATGACCTCTTCGAACGCCCGCATTGTTTTATCGGCGGTCGTCAGCCGGTCCCACTTCGTCTTCGTGCAGAAATACCGTCGCCCATCTACGCCATCGGGCTGCAAGTCCTCAAACGGGTCAGGAGTCTCCTCCGCGGGCTGCTCGCCTTCGGCGGCAGGGGTAGTCTCTTCCGTGGCTGTCGGCGTGTCGACTACAGGGGTGTCGACTACAGGGGTTTCCTCGACCGGCGTTTCAGTTACTGGAGCGTCAACGGCAATGGTTTCTTCCATATATGGTTCCTACTGTATCGCGGGGGCTGGTGCGTTTGCATCGGCCGGCGCGGGGGTATCTTCGGGCGGAGGCATCGGCGGTTGAGCCGCGGCCAATTGAGCCATGCCGTGCGCTACGACATTGGCGAAACCTTCGGGATTCTCCTCGGCGGCCTTGAGGCCGGAGTCGTCGTTGCACCACTGCTGTATAAGTGATGCGAATACTGCATTGTTGTCGACGAACTGCTGAACCGGGATTGTAGGCGTCATGCTGCCATCAGGATTCATGACAACCTTCCCTTTCAGGAGTTTCTGAATCCGATCGTTGACGGCCTTCTGGTAATTCTCGTTGGCGACCTTGAGGTCGTTCATGCCGGGCAGTAGGTAATCGCGGACGGCGCCGGCGTTGTAGGGCTTGTCCAGGTCCATCGCTGCGGCGACTTCTGGGTTCTGCTTGATGATCGAGCCCAGCATGTCTGTCTTCTCAGCCCAGGACATCGGCACGCCGACTTCAGCTTCAAACTTGAACCGGCCACCCTTCAGCTTCTCGACGTCGAACATCGGGACTGGCCCGTCCGGCGTCTCAATCATCGGCAGCCCTTCACCATGTTCAGAGACCAAGTGGACACACTTCGTCACGAGCTCGACGTAGGCCTGCGCGTGCAGTTCGCCGATGGGAGCGTTCTGCATCAGCGCCTGTTGGATCCGCAGGCGGGCACCCTCGGCTGTGGGGTCCTTTTCGTTGGCGCCGAACACCGGAGGCGTCAGGCCGGTGTGCTGCTGCGCCGTGTAGTCGATCTTGTCCAGGAGAGGGAGGTACTCCTGCAGCGCGCCGTTCGGCGTGGAGATCGTCGCGAAGCCATCCTGCAGCCGCTGGCCGGCGGCAGGCATTGCCTCGATTACTTCGACGGGTAGCGTTCCTTTGTTCGACAGCGCCTGCATGTCCAGCCAGCCAGCCTGGACGATCGTCATGGGCAGCTTCCGCTCAGATAGGGCGAACAGCAGGTTGTAGAAATCGTTCGTCAGATCCTGCTGTCCGAGGATTCCCCAGCAGAACGGGTCGTTGTAAAGGAAATCGGACGGCTCGACCTTCACTGCTGTCCAGACGTCAGTCAGCGCTTCTTCGTCCATCGCGACGACCTTGCCGGCCACGCGGGAGATCCGGACCCCCTTCGGGAAATTCTCCCGAAGATACTGCCGCTTCTCCTCCGACTGGAACATCTCGTACATCGGCGGCATGAACCACACTCGCGCGTGCGGCCAGCGGGTCTTCTGCCCCTGCCTGGTCATTCCAGACAGCGATGCGGCCTGCGCCCGGGTGATGGACCCCTGCTGCTGCTGAACGGTGTCGCCCTGCAGCACGGCGCCCGTGTTCGGGTCCACATACTGCCGGAGTTTCTGGCCATAGAGCTGCAGCAGCACGCCGGGGTGTTCGTCGTACTCGTACACCAGATACGGGCAGTCGTTCAGTTCCTTGGCATCGAACGGGACAGTGACTTCCATGCCCGTGCAGATTTTCAGGATCGGCCCGCTGTTGGCGTAGGTCTGCTCGCCGACCTGCTGCGGGACAGACAGCATTGTCGGGGGGTGATCGATAAACGGCACCCCGCAGTTCTGGCAGAATCCGCCAGTCGGCCCCCCTTGCCCGCACTGCGGGCAGAACGTGCCGCCGGTTCCGGGCTGGGGCACTTGCCGTTCTTCAAGGATCGGCTCCGTCCGAGTCCCGAACATCTTGGCATCCGGGGCGATCGGGTGGTAGAGATAGCGCGTGCCCGACTTGAACGCATGGTAGAACAGGTCGATGTTCTTCATGCGGATGTTCCATGCGCGCATCAGCCACTGGTAAACCTTGTCAGCTTCCTTGCGCGCCATGCGGTCGGCTTCCGAGGCATTATCCTCAGCCAGGCACTTCATGTTGTAGTAGGCGCGCGTGCCCATGCTGCCGACGAACTTCCGGCAGTATCCCTTGATGATGTCGATGTTGTAGTCTAGGACGCCAGCCGCTTCTCCACCAGGCCCAGCAGCATACTCCAGCGAATTCGAACCGACCGCAGTGTAATCCATGGACCCACCGGGGCCCATCAGCGGAGCGATATACTGCAGTCCGCGCAGATACAGGTCGCACTTCCGCAGGCGCATGTATTGCCACGTCTTCTCCTGCTGGACCTCGGAGTCAACGTGCTGTTGCAGAACAGTGTTCAGTTCGCTCTTGAGGAATTCTACTGGATCAATTTGCGGGTTCACTGACAGCCTCCGCCTGCTTCCTCATCTGAGCGTTGAATTCGTCCAACTGCTTCTTCACCAGGTCGCGCCCCAGCATTCGCTGAGGCATCGTCACCGTCGACCGCTCCATTTCGGGTTCAGGCACATCGGTCGAGAATATCCGCCTGCCTGTCACCCGCCACGCCATCACGTCGGCAACCTTTTGAAGATCCTCCACCCGCGCCCGCGCGCTGTCACACTCTCGCATCAGAGCCTCACGCTCCAGGCGCAATGCCTCTACCTGCTGGCAGAGCGCCCGGTGCCGCGGGAACAACATGAGGAACCACTCGATCATTCCGATTCCTTCTCGTTGAACAGCGAGCAGTGGCCACCGGCATCGACCTCGAACCCAAGCCAAGAGCAGCCGCCCTCGCCGTTGTACTCGCAGACCCCGCAATTCTCAGTGCTGTCGTGGTAGCCAACGGATTCAGGCGGCACGTACTTGCCGTCCATAGAGTGCTCAGCCTTCTCCTGTTGGGGAGTCTCTTCCTCTTCCTCTTTCGGCCCTCTTACCGCCGGCCCCTGTTTCTTCTGGCCAGCAGCAATCATGATGGCGAATCCTGGTTTCTTCATTTAGTACACTGGCCTCCACGCGTATGCTATCATTGCGTTATGGGACTTTGCGAATGCGGGTGCGGTGAGCAGCCCAGAGAGGGAAAGAGATTTGTTAAATACCATCAAGTAAAGCTGATGCAGGCGCGCAATACAGAGAGAGAGTACAGCAGGGAGCAGCTTGAAAAACTCTGGGCCGGAGCCAAAGCAAAACCCAGGCAAAAGAAGGAAAGGCAAACAAGCACTATCTATTGCCAGTGCGGATGCGGCGAGACACTCACGACTCCAGACGACAGAGGCAGACAAAGAAAATTCATAAATGGACATCAATCCAAAGATCTTATCTATCATAGGCCAAGGCCATATGGGCCATCTCCACTCAAAGGAAAGAAGATTAGCGAAGAGACAAGACAGAAGCTGATAGACTCCCATAAAGGCAAGCCATCCCCATCCAAAGGCATAAAGCGCGGACCATCCCCATTCAAAGGAATCAGCCGTGGCTTCAGGCATTCCCTCGAAACAAAGAAGAAAATATCCGAAGCCAACAAGGGAGAGAAAAGCTACCTGTGGAAAGGAGGATCTCTCCCCGACAGAGGAGAGAGGATTCGCACAGTAGAGTGGAAGCACCTGCGCCGCATAGTATACGAGAGAGATAAATGGTGCTGCGTAGTATGTGGAGTACATTGTGGCAACAAAGGCAGGAAGCGCAAAACGATACAATGCCATCACATAGTACCAGTGCGATACGGTGGCAGTGATGAAATTGACAATCTCGCTTCTGTTTGCGTTAGTTGCCATAAAAAACAAGAAAATCTATACGGAAAGCAAAATTACTTCTGGGGAGTCTACCATAAAGTTCTCCACCCGAAGGAATCCCCCGCGTCCTTCGTGCAAACTTGCACCGAATCCTTTACCCCCGCCCCGCCAGCGGTGTAATTGAACGTCCCCCTCGTGGTGACGTCGCAGGTCGGAGCGGTTGCCGACGAAAGCTGCGGCTGGTTGGCGAATACCACCCTCGTCCCTGCCGGGTTAAAGACAGAGCCCATTACAATCATGTTCGATGAATTCACCCCCAGCATGTTGAGGTCGGCTGAGTTTGCCGCATTCCTCGATCCGATATAGGTGTCATTCCTTGTACGCAGCGGCATGTACCCTGTCGAGACGATAGAGGTGTTCGCGAAGTCGATGCCCACCCCGTAGTCACTGATCGGCGTTCCGACGAAGCTGATGCCGAACTGTTGAGGTTTGGCAAAGCTGAACTTCATCATGTTCTTGACCTTGTGATTCCAGATACCGCCGAACAAATCCACCACATTGGTGATGCCCGGCGTGGCATAGGTCTGATCTCCGCCGGTCGTTTCAATCCAGTTCCATTGGGTGATGTGATTCCACGATTCCGTCTGCAAGTAATTGCGCCACTCGTACAACCCTGTCGCCGTGAGGAGATATCCAAACCCGTTATCCCAAGCGCAACCAATCGCGGTCGCGTAACAGCCCGGGGTTCCAAGCTCCAGAGATGTAGAAGCTACTGTGGTGATGGTATAAGAACCATTTGCGATTGTGACCGGGATAGTAAAGGTGTTCGCCCCGGTTGAGGTTGCCGGGAAATTGCCGCGCAGTGTCGTATTCGCGCTGGTGATGTAGACACCTTGCTGAGAACGGAGATTATGGGCGGTCGGTGTCGTCACCGTACAGACGTTTGACGTGCAGCTTGTCGACGAGGTGGAGAGGCTATTGAGGTCGCCTATCGTGGTGTCTGCGAACGACGAACTGTCGAGGAACTGCGCATAGATGCCATGATACGGAGGCCTCGCGTCGAACGCAATGAAGCCCTTCCCGGCCTTCACGGAGCAGACATCCTTATTGTTCGCTCCCAGATTGATTCCGCCACCTGCGGTGCCTCCCCAAATCACATAGTTATCCAACATGATCTGGCCCGAGCCATCGCCACATCGCGGCGTCGTGGTGATCCCCGATCCCTCAATCACTAAGCCGTAGCCATTTGTGTGGTTGGCGATGGTGAAGTAATTGGCGACGAAGTTGTAGGTGTCATACAGCCACAGCCCGGTCGCGGCTCGAACATTGGCATCGAACGTCATTTTCTCCACGCTGGAGTTAAGTTGCGTGTAACCGCCCGTGCTGGAGAACTTCACCACGAAACCGCCGACAGCGCCAGCGGCCGGGTACTTCAAGATGGTTGATCCCTGATCCGTCGACCAAGGGGTCCTTCCGCCCTGCCCGATGAGATGCACATTGTTCTTTGTAATGACGAGATTCCCGATGATCGACGTGCCAGCCGGAAATACAATTGACCCGCCATAAGCCGGAAGCGCCGCAATGCAATTTGAGAGGGCCGTCGTGTCATCCGTCGACCCGTTCACCACCAGGCTGCAATCCTCTTTCGCCCGCAAAAACGGCATGGAGAATACGCCCGGAGCCGCATAGTCCGTCCCGGAAACGGCCGCCGTGAGATGGCCGGCACCGTCAATCTTGGTGATCGAGCCGGTGGAAGGCAGGGAACCTCCGTTGATGACTGTCAACGTCGGCTTGTTCTTGATCTGGCTGTTGTAGTCAACCTGCTGGGCAGACAGCAGAAGCGGAAGGAAAATTAGGATTCGTTTCATCAGTAGATCGCCCTCACGTCGGCACCGCTCTCCGGCGCCGCGGTAAACGTTACATTCGTCCCTGAGCGGGTGTATCCCAGCCCCTCAAACATCATCACGCCATTCCAGAGCACCACCTTTGGCGTCTGGCTGAATGCAAACGTGGTAGTAACCCCGTTCGGCGACGTCGAAGACGACACCAGCCGCATATTCGGCGCCGTGCTGCAGGTGATCGATCCGTCAGTGTTCACGGAAGACACAAAATCGCCAGCGCTGCACGCCTGAGACAGCACGCCGCCCTTTACCGTCGAACTCGGGGCCGGCAGCCGGGCGCCATTCAGCGTGCCGCTCGTAATGTTCGTGGCGTTGGTGGTATCTGTGGTGGCGCTGGGGGCAAACGATGGCCACGTCGACGGCGCCCCCGTGATGATGTCCTGCTTCGTCGCGTCGACAACCGTGATATTTGCTGACCCGTTGAACGATACGCCGTTGATTGTCCTCGCCGTCTGCAGCACTGTCGCTGATCCAGCGTTGCCGGTGATGGCAACAGCCAAGGTCCCGCTCAGCGCGTCGGAGCCCCCTTGAACGTGCGTACTCGCGTGGGCGGTCGGAGCCATGGATGTGGGCGCACCGCTAAGTTGCGAGTACCCAACTTGCGCACAGGTGGGGGAGCCGGTTGTCGTTGCGGTTGCGTATTGCCCCGCTGTGCAGGCTCCGACTCCGGCATAGGTTCCACTGGCCTGCTTCGTAGCCAATCCTGTATCGACATAGGTTTTGACAGCATTCTGTGTGGGATAGAGGGCGTTGCTCGCCCCCAGTGCCGTGTTGGTCGACTTGTTCGCCACGTTCTCCGCGGTGAACCCCAGCGTGGGCTCATAGGGCAGGGCGGGGATGTCGGCCGAGGTGAGCGATCGGAGCGTCGGCGTCGTTCCCGTGCCGGTGGAGTACACCTGATTCGGCGAGCCGGAACCAATGGCCGCTTGATAATCAGTCCCCGCCACGGCCGCGGCGAAACCGCCGGAACCGTTACCCTTCAACAGAGTGGACCCAGAAGTGGCCGGCGCGTAGTCCGTGCCCGATGCGGCCGAAGAAAATCCTCCGGCACCATTCCCCTTGAGGAGGGAGGTGCCGGAGGTTGCTGGCGCATAGTCCGTCCCACTCACGGCTGCCGAAAATCCACCTGAACCGTTGCCTTTGAGAATCGCAGAACCGGATGTCTGCGGGGCATAGGAGAGCGCCGGGATATCCCCGGCCACAAGAAGCCGCCACGAGGGGGCGCCGCCGCCGCTGGTGGGCCCCGCAAAAACGTAGTTCTGCAGCGT